ACTTCTTTTTCAAGATTATCCCAATCATTATCAAATGCTTTTGGAATAATATTTGGGAAATCTTGATAGAGACAATCTATTGTGTTATAAAACTTTTTTCTGCATGGTAAATATAAAGTCTCATACTTTTGTGCATAATGATGCACCATACCATTACAAAGAAAATGATCACCCAAACCAGGATGATGATGAAGAATTAAATTTTTTTTCATTACATTAAATGAGAGTATCTAACTATGTTCCAGCGATTAAATCCTGTTGCTAAACAATTTATTTGCTGCATAGTGTTATATCGAATATCATGATAAAAAAGTTTGGCATTAATTTTAGTACATACACTATCAACAAGATGAAAAAATCCACTGTTTACACAATGTATCTCTCTTGCATTTTCAATTAGTTTCATATAAGAAAGAACATTATTAGTTTGCCCCTTTTTAATTTCAATTACTTTGCTTGGAATTTTTTCATCAGGTCTCCAAGATGAAATTTCTATGGGATATTCATTTCTAAAACTTGAATTTTTATGAACTACAATGTAGTCATTATTATCACCAACTAATTTTTCATAGACTTCATCAACATCAGGAATTTTTTTAGGCAAAACAAACTTTTCATATCTATCTTTATAAAACATATTTGCTTGTTCATAAAACTGTCTTTCAAAGTTTGGAGCAAACTTTTCTGGATATGCTTCACCTTCTCCTCTTGGAGTATTTTTCCTCATCATTTCTCGATAATTTAAGTTCTCAAACCCAAGTCTTATAATTGGGTATCCCATCTGTTGAGCCCAAGGAAACATTTCTCTTTCAAGAGTTGCCCAATCATCATGAAAAGAATGAACAATAATATTTGGATAATCACTATACAAACATTCTAAAGTTTCAAAATACCTATGATGAGTAGGGATATGCAAACGATCGGTCATTTTTACATATTCATGAACAATTGCATTACAAATGAAATGATCACCAAGTCCAGTATGATGATGAAAAACTAAATCAGAATATTTTTGCATATTAGTTTAGATTACCAAATTCATCAAATTGAAAAACATTATTGACACTTCCTCGATAAAGATTCATCCATAAACCACAATTGCCCGTATGATTGACGACATATGAACATTCAGAAACACACCTAAGTGCAGAATCAAACCACTGCATCCAATCCATAGTATCTTTCCCTTCGTTCTCCATTACAGTGTTCATTGCATCTGTACCGTAAGTCGAAGGAGTTTCTTCAAAGTGAATAACCATATCTCCAAGTTCATTTTTAAAATAATCTATAACTTGTGTCTGATCACTTTGAACTAAAACTTTTTTAGCAGAAGTTGCTTGTAAAAGTTGCTTAACCGCTATCAAATAATTTGAAGGATGCGATAAACGAACTTCAGTCCACTTATCAGTTCCTCTATAAAGAACAGAAATTGTTTCTGTAGGATTAATATTATATTTTTGCATTAAAAAATTTTTTCTTTCCAAAATTAAATCACTTGGATTAAAAAACTTATTAATTACTTGATTATAATATTCAAAATCATAAAGTCCAAATTGCTTTTTATTTTCGTCAGGCAAAGCAACTTTTTTAAACAACTTTACTTTTTTATTAAAATCAATTTTATAAAAATCTGGGAAAATATCACGATTCTCATCTTTTTTGAATCTCTTGAATCCCATTGAATAATTAATTACATCAGGTTCTATACCATGACTTAATAAGATTAAGAGAGAAAGAAATGCTTGTGTTTGATTAGAATAAAACCCACAGTTCCACATGCAATCCAGCTGATTCATTTCTGGATGATTAATCGAACTGCACCCCCCAGTAGATGCAGTATATTTACAATGTCGTAACTTCATTTTAATTCAATTTGAGTTTTAATCCAGTTATAAGTTTTACGAATACCCTCTTCAAGAGTTTGAGAGTAATCCCAACCTAGTTTTTCGCGAATAAGATCATTGTTAGAATTTCGACCACGAACACCTAGAGGACCATCAATATGATTTTTTTCTACAACTTTACCTGCGACTTTAGCAGCAGTATCTACTAGTTGATTAATAGTAACCATTTCTTCAGAACCAATATTCACAGGTCCAATAAAATCACTATCCATCAATCTGCGGGTTGCTTCGATACATTCATCAATATACAAGAAGGAACGAGTTTGTAACCCGTCTCCCCACACCTCGATAGTTCCACCTTCCTCTGAAAGGTAGGCAACTTTACGGCAAATTGCTGCAGGAGATTTTTCCCTTCCCCCTTCCCAGGTTCCTTCAGGTCCAAAGATATTATGATACCGAGCAACCCGAACAGGGATCCCGTGATTACGAGAATAAGCGAAAAACAACCGCTCTGAGAAGAGTTTTTCCCAACCATATTCAGAATCTGGTGCTGCGGGATATGCTGATTCTTCACGGCAATCTGGATTATTGGGATCAAGTTGATTATGTTCTGGATACATGCAAGCAGAACTAGAATAAAAGATTTTAGTCTGATAGTCTAGAACAGGTCGAACACATTCAGTACCATTATCTACACCATTAAAAGTTTCATTAAACTGACGCTGTGCTTCAAGAACATTAAGATTAATGGTTGCAGAGTTATGCATGATGTCTGCATCATTTTCGCCAGTGAAAACAAATCCAGCACCACCCATATCTGCAGCAAACTGATAAATCTCATGGAAAGGGCGAATGTAACGATAAGGGACTGAATTATAAAAATTACCCTGTTCGCCTTTGAATTCAAGGGTACATCGAACAAAACCCATGTCCCTCAAGTCTCCCAAAACAAATTCATCTGCTTCGGAAATTGAAAACTCGGGATACTTAATATCAACTCCACGGACCCAATATCCCTCAGACTTTAATCTCTTTACCATGTGACTTCCAATGAATCCACCAGCACCTAATACAAGTGCAGTTTTCTTATAATCACTCATAGATCAATAAATTTCTCTTAGTATATATTATACAAAAAAAGAGGGGTTATGTAAACCCCTCTTTTGAAAATTCAGGCTCGCCACCAATTCTTTGACTGGAAATTGGAAACCAGGCGGAGAAAGAATTCCCCATCCGCACCACTTGCTCTTGAGAGAAGCAAGAAACTCATAGGGGTCATTTGACTCCACCACTTAGTTTTGAGAAACTAAGAAAAGTTGGGTTAACTTTGATATCTCGGTAATACCAAAGAATGCACATAAGAATAATACATCCCAAAGTTTTAGTTTAATAGCAAAAGGTATTGTGAGTAGTCCCCCAATAACTTTTATCATTAAACCGTATTTAAATTCTCCCCACAACATAGTTTGATAACCAATTATAAGGAGAATGTTTCCAATCCACCGAAGCAAATCAGATTTAGACATAAGGGGTTTTGCTCCCGACCAGTGCTGTTAAAGTCCATCCGTGACTATTTACTCATCATCATCTCTCACATAACAAGGAACACGATCTGGATCTAACCATTTCGCATATTCAATATCTTCCATTGCAGTAGAACATTGTAAAACATTATCAAAAAGATAAATGTCATTCCAGCGTTTGGTATACTCGTTTTGTTTTTGCATACGGTAATCAGGTTTACCGTTGATTTCAAGGATACCCGCCTCAATAAAGCGATATCCTTCTCGTTCAAGAAGAACTTTTGTCTTCATGCCACCTCTACAGATTCGAGATCAGCAAGAACATATTCCATAAGCATTTCATAGTCATCTAGAGGATCACCAGAGAATACTACACCTTCGTTCTCATAGTACCGACGAACCTTTTTGTAGAGTTTCGGATTCTTTACATCAAGGTAGAAGTCACCGTTTGCTGCTCCACGAAGAGTTTGGATGTCTTTCTTGAATTTTGCTGTGAGAGTCATTGTTTTGAATGTTGACCTTAGTATTATAAGGGGTTGACTTGAAGAAGTCAAGGTGGACAGTAGAGTTTCTGTCCTATGCTCGTCAGGGGAATCTAACCCCTCTTCGGCGCTTTATGAGAACGCTGCATTCGACAGATTGCTAGACGAGCGTTTGTAAAAATTGATTCCAAGAATTTCCATTATGGAGTTCTTGATGACAATTATGACATAAAAGATCACACTTGTCTATTTCTTCTTTTAGAGTTTCATACTTTGTATTTCCAAATCTTCTAGCATCAAGATTTAGTTCTTTTTGTGATGGATCTCTATGATGAAAGCACAGCATTGCTGGTCTGTTTTCACCACACTGTTGACATTTTCCACCTTTATTTTGAATTGCTTCCCATTTTCTTTCATAAGAAACTCTTTTTTGTCTTTCGTAAGTGTTTCTTTGTACTTGTTTAGGTTTATAGTTTGTGTCGTTTTTATAACGCCATCTTTGTCTACAAGCATTGCTACACCATTTTTTTAGTCGTCCTTTTGTGACTCTTTCATTTAATATATCACAACCACAATTATGACAGGTAGATATTAAAGTAAACATATTGGTGTTATGAATATATACATAATTATTTATAAAAATTATGTAATGGGAATACTGGGAGTTGAACCCAGACTAAGCCCTTATAAGGAGCCCGCTCTAACCATTAAGCTATACTCCCCTGAATCCAGATCTATAATAGCGGATCTGGAACGCTTTGTCAAGAACCTTCTTCGTGGTCGGTGTGTATTCGTATCACATCGTCGTCCACATCAGATTCTACTGCAAACTTTATGGTTTCGTTGTATGGAACAATCACTGCGCTTCTTTCTCCATCAGTAATAATAAACGATTCACCATTTTCTACTCTTTGTATTAGATTGTCAAAATCTGCTTGAAACTCTTCAACCGTAAATTTTTGGAGATCTGAAAGTTCTGGATACATTTTCATAAAGTGAAGTTTTATGAGTCGGGGTGACAGGATTCGAACCTGCGACCCTCTGCTCCCAAAGCAGATGCGCTACCAAGCTGCGCTACACCCCGTTACTTGTTTTTGTGTATGTACATAATACCAGCAAAAGGTACAACTGTCAATCCCATTCCACAAAGAAAAAGAAAGAAAGGACTTGCTGCTAGGGTTTCAACCAAGTGGAAAATCATCTTCCTCTCCAGTTCTTGTATTCATAATACATGTATTGGTCAACTTCGTCAAGTCCTTGTAAAGGGGCGTTAACATTCCAAATAGACCATTCTTTGCAAAACTGTTTAATATCTATATTGTTTACAATATTGTGCCCATACATTCTCACAAAAGAAGACATTGCAAAATTGTATCTTTGTTTATTTGACATATGCATAATTAAGTCCCCAATAAATCCACAAACTAATTGTAGAAAAATATATTAAGGATAATACAAAAAGTGTTTTAGTCATCTTCTTCGTCCTCGTAAGTTGATGGTTCTTCAAAGAGTTCATCCATTTTCTGTTGAAAAACTCTTTGGTATAGTTCTTGTAAGTCTTCTTCGGTGAATCTTACCATTCTCTCTATAAGGATATTTTTAACCAGGGTAATAGAGGAGGAATAACACCAACTAATCTTAAAAGTCCCTCAGCAAATAAAGCAAGAACCACCCAACCGACGCACATACTAATGATAGAAGCATTACGGTTGTGTCTTCTGATAGCATCATCGATCATCTCCTGAACTTCAGAACGGGTAATAAACTCTTCTTGTTCGTGCATCATTTCTCGTCTCCAAGAAACTTTGCAAGAGGATCTTTGCGGGTTTTTAAAATCTCACATGCTCTATAATAAAACATATTATTGGTGTTACCAGAGGCTTCAAAAGTTGCCTTGATCTTCACCCAATTTTCATAGGTGTGTTGATCCATAGGTTTGTCCCTGTGATACTATTATATACTAATCACAGACACTTCAAAGTCAACTTTTTGTGTTCATATCGTAACACTGTTGAAGAAATTATTAAATTTGTAAGTTATCTTAACGGAAAGAACAGGAATCGAACCTGCGAGGGCGTTAACCCCAGCCGCTTTCAAGGCGGTGTCCTCGACCAACCGGACTCTTTCCAGTAATAGGTTCAACGAACCTCAAAATCCAAACGCTTTACTTTGCGTTGGCGTCTTGCCTCTTGCCAGGCAATATCTTGTGAAGTCAGAACATTTGATTTTTGTTCTTTCTGAATAGAGTTTAGCATAACAATACGAGATAAGTCAACTGCTGAAACTTTATCTCCACGGATCGTTGCCATATTAGGACATCCACAAGTGACTGTTTTTGATGGGTGTCCTGTTAATTCTTTATTGCAATCTTTGCATCTTATTGAAATCATTATTCTTCATCCTATTCATTGTAAGTGAGACCTTAACATCCAAATAAACTTACCGTGAGACTCCATCAAATCTTGAACTAGATTAGCAGTTGCATATTGCTTTTGTGCTTCGGATTCCTCTGAAATCTCTTGCATCATTTCACAAAACTTTTCATTATTTTCAAGAAGTTCTTGAAGCATTTCTCTTGCTCCAGATGAACTTGCTGCTTCTTTGATTTGAGTTACCTCAAGCATTCTCGAAAGAGAACTGAGAGGTTTTACATTCAAATAACGCATATGTTCTGAGAGACGATCGATCTCTTCAAACATAGTCTCATACTGACCACCAAAAAGTTGATGGAGTTGAGTAAAGTCTTCACCTACAACATTCCAGTGAAATGCCCAAGTTTTATGGAATAAAACAAAAAGCGATGACTGTGCATCACTCAAGAGTTTATAAAGTTTTTCCATTATACTCTTTTTTTATTTTTATTTATCAAGTGGGAGCAGAGGGATTCGAACCCCCGACATTCTGCGTGTAAAGCAGACGCTGCTACCGCTGAGCTATGCTCCCGTATTTAGGATGCCCACCGTTTTTATATCTTCCACCTCTACTCTTATTTGGAGGTTGAGTTTTAAGAGAGTGGCAATTTGGACAGAGAACCTGCAAATTGCTTGGCGAATGATTAAATGGGTCATCGTCAATATGGTCGATTTCTAATGGAACTTTACCAGTATGGATATTAGTTCCAGACCAACCACATTTAGAGCACTTGTGTAGTGCTTCCTCCAAAAGATAGTTTCTTACATATTGCGATAAATTGTAAGAAGAACCACCTGAAACTAAACCTTGTTTCCATTCAGTAATATACTGATTTCTTGTGTGTTCTTGTTGACATTTGTTGTTACAATACTTACCTCTTTTATGATAAGGATTGTAAGTAAATATCGTAGAACAATTTAAACAAGTAGCGGTTTGTTTCATCAGTTTAGTAGAACACTTTATTATTTATAAGGTATTCTACTAACTCCCCCGACAAGATTCGAACTTGTGACCTGGAAATTAACAGTTTCTCGCGCTACCGCTGCGCCACAGGGGAATAAGTGTAGGTGAACCAACCTACAGTTTAGAGATTGCTCTCAAGGTCTTTTATGTGCCTCTGGCTGGGAATCGAACCCAGTATCCAACTCCTTTGTCAGGGTGTCCTTACCAATAGACTACGCAGAGGAAATGGGAAGTATTAGAGGACTTCCCAGCAAGGGTGATCAATCCCTTGACCTATGAGAGTCCCATAGGATTTAGTTGGCGTCTTTCTATGCTATCTGCATAACGACTACCA